GAACATCACATCTTGAGAAACCCAAGTCCCCGCCACATAAGAGACATATCGCACTACGGAACCTGGCAATTGAGAAACCCCAACGGTGTCAGTATTACCATTAATGGTATCAGTACCTTGGCCAAAAACTTGCATCGGCAAAATAGCACTATTGATTACAGTGATACTCATCCCCGATGCAGAAACTGGCAAAGCAACAGAGTTTCCAGCCGAGGCAACCGTTGACACTTGGTTAATAGATGAGGTCAATAAAACAGCAGACCCTTGTCCACCACCCGCATGTGCAGTGATCCCAGCCGTTACAGTCGTAAGCGGTAAACCACTTGTACTATAACTTTGTCCTAACCCTAAGGAAAACCAAGACCCGGCAACAGCTGAGAAATAGAGAACCACAGAATCAGCAGCTTGTGAGACACCTACAGTATCTGTAGAACCGTTGATAGTATCAGTTCCTGTACCGAAGACTTGTGCAGGTTTAGCCGCTGTATTAATAACAACGATACTCATTCCAGCAACAGATGTTGGCAGTGCAACAGAGTCACCATTGGTAGCGACAGTCGTGATTTCATTGATTTCTTTCGTCAATGCTAACGCACTCCCTTGTCCACCACCGGCATGTGCTGTTAAAGAACTCACAGAAGGTTCTAGTAACAAGCCATTGGTAATATAGAATCCAGAATCAGTAATAGATCCATTAACATCATTGAAGATGGGGATTTGATTGATAATGGTGGGTGTGTTAACAGAAGACACATAAGCATACGCATTATTACTTGCAGCTTTCGCGGCAGCTGTCCCCGTTGCAGTTAAGGCAGGGGAGAGTGTGACATTAGGTGCGCTGATAGTCGTGTAGAATTCACCTAAGGTTGAAGCTTCTCCACCGGAAACGCCGCCCAAGGGCTGCACAGAAGTATCTGCATAGTTGATGTACCACACGTCATTTAATTTAACGCGATCACCGAGATCATTGAGATAACCAGCGGTAGTAATAGTAGCGTAATTATCAGGAGTCGACGCAATCCAGATTCGCGGCGCTGAACCTTCGAGTCCACCGCTAACCTGGGATAGTGTTTCAAAATTACTCATAAATATATTCCTCTCAAGTTTAGTTTTCTACGAAGGGATTGTTTGCAGTTAAGAAGGCGATACCGTTCAACTGAATTACTTGAGCACCAGACGTGAGAATTGTTAATAATTCCCATCTGTCTTGATTCTGTAACCACGTGATAGAGGTCGTAATATCACGATTGTATGACTGAACGATTGCATCTTTATGTACCATGGGTACCAAATATTGATTCACACCACCACCGATTGCGGTATAAGGGATTTGGTTGATACCGTTGCTGCCCAAGAAGCGACAATCCACATCTAAGTAGGTTTGAATTCGATTATCGGTCAATGGTTTATGGTCAACGTAGAAGAAGTTAACGATTTTGTCATCGTCGTACATCGATTTCTTCAAGAGCGCAGGTGCCCACATTGAGACTGAATAGTCCATTACATCAACGCCTTGGCTTTCTAGGTACGATAGAGCATCAGCCATTTTGCCTTCGTTGATACCGGTATTAGCGCCCTCAGTGACTGAAGTAGCGTAGATACTGGCTACGTTTGTATTGCTATAAATCGCATTGATTTTAATAAAATCGTCTAAACGTGCGCCGGCTAGAGCGTGGAGTTTTGCATGATCAACGATTTTGTCGTAGTTATAAAGTGTCTTTTCACCACCACCGATAACCGTTTTGAGGTGGTAATCATTTGTTAAAACTTGGACGTTCGTTTCGTTTACAGGCGTTATGGGGATATCCGTAGGCGCGAAATTACCCTCTTGCATTTCGATTAAATCTGAAACGGGTACGTTTAAAGTGGTACCAGTCGTTCCATGTCGCTCGTCAATAGTATCTTCGAGGCGCATATGATTTTGATACTTGAGTGTGACTTCGGTATCGAACAACTGCATTGCAGTTGCTAAGTTAATTTGTTGGTTTGACATTTTTCTTGTCCTAATAGAGTTCAAACTTGGCCTAGGGCCGCACCTGAGCATCTATTAGGTAGTCCCATGAGGGGGCTAATAATGATCGCGAACTAAAAACAGGTAATCCCGTTCGGGGGCTATTGATAGATAACTGAAGTATAGACGATTTAAGATGTCAATGCAATTTCAGCGCAATTGACGGACTGCGCCGCTGTCTGGTCATTATTTTCGAAAATTTTGGGTATTTGGGTTAATAAATTGTTGGCATGGCTGGCAGTGTCGTGCCACAAAAGTGACGAAAGTGACTGTTATTTAAAACATTTTTTTTGGCACGACACTGCCAGCCATGCCAACATTTCATGGGGCACTTTATGTTTTATGCCAACCTAGTCGATGCTAAGCAAGGGCTAGCGTTTGTTATCGTTTGCTATCGTTTGTTTCACCGTTCTCATAAAATGAAATTAGCCGTGAAAACTGCAGCCCAAATACCAGACAATTTTATGCCTTAATAAAGATAACCACCTTTTTCTTTATTAAGAAATGTGGTAACACAAAAATCTTTATTAAAGGTGTCAGATTCGTCACCTTTAGATTTAACAAACGCTAGCCTATGCTAAGCAAGGGCTAGCGTTTGTTAGCGCATGTTTTTAAAACCTGTCTAAAACGTATAGATATCCTGTGTTTAAGATAGCTTTTCTGTGCATAATTAAGTTACCCACATTCTATTAACTGGCGACTACAAAAGTTATACATAAGTTTCACATGATATAACTTACTGATACTGTTATTGTTTTAAAAGTTATACACAGATTTTAACTGTATAATAATCACTATAAAAGAATAGTATATCTTCTTTATTTATAGTATAGTGAAAGTCCAAGTCCTCGGAAATGAAAAACCGTACTTGGTTTTTATGATACCCACTGAGCGATGTAGATCGTCCTCTGCGTCGCTCAGCATAAAACAGGATTAAAGAATGTTTATTGATTTTATATATGATGGCAATGAAGGATATGAAGGATTTATATTATGTCGCCACATCAGCAGAGTAGTGAAAGGATTTGAAAAGGGTGAACTATCTTTACATATGTGCTTAATCGATGGAAAGGCTTTGTCTGAATATTTTGGAAACGATATAGACGCTAGAGATAAAAGATTTAATGATATTAAGGATTGGATAATGAAAAGTGGATCATGACCTCTTTAAAGTTATCGGAAAAGCTGCAGAATTTACAATGCTTTTATTTATTGCGTGTGCTTCCACTGCGGTATGTATGTATATGATTTGGATTGTAATTAATATGTGGAAGGTTTTATGAACTTCACAGAAATGGTAGTCTTGTTAAAAGAAGGAAAAAAAATGCGGCGGAACGAGCATGATTATAATTTTTATATACATATGGATGATCAAAATTGCCTATATGAATATGCAGTAACGCCAAATGATTTTATTCTTTCAGGAGAGGATGTTGTGGCAGAAGATCAGGAAATTTATGTGTGACGTCGCAGATATTATAGATACTATAGGATTCTGGATATTGATTATAATGTTTTTTGGCTGCATTGCTTATTGTATTCTTAAGGAATGAATAAAATGATTGGAAAAACACAAAACAAAGAAATGATAAACCTAATGAATTTGGTAGATGATTTAGAAGCAAAAATCTATAGCCTAGAACAAAAAACGCATATTATTAATTGCCGTTTAGTTAATCTGGAATCTACCATTGCTAAAGTGGGTAAAGTTTTGAGCGCAGTGGAAGAATAGTAATAGATGACGATATCAAATTTTAACAGTTAATTAATTTAAAAAGGAAAATATTATGAGCATTTGTTGCAAATGTAATGAAACTAAAGAATTAGAGCTGCCTTACGTTCTCATACGAACATATTCGGCTGGTGTCCATTTCGGCTATCTCTTTAGCAGAGAAGGAAAAGAAGTGACGCTAATTAATTCCAGAAGAATTTGGAAATGGGCTGGGGCAGCTACATTGTCTCAAATTGCTATGGAGGGTTGCAAAAAACCTGACGAATGCAAAATAAGTATGGAAGTAGATCAAATCACCCTAACAGAAGCAATCGAAATTATATTAATTTCCAAGGAAGCCAAGCATAACCTAAAAACAATTTCAGCCTGGAAAGAATGATTATCGATTTCGCTGGGTGTGACTGGTGGGGCCATGACTGTCACTTTGGCAATGGTTTAGGCGATGGCGATGGCTATGGATATGGTTACGGCTCTGGCGATAGCTCTGGCAATGGTTTAGGCGATGGCTTTGGCGATGGCGAGGGCGACGGTGCTGGCGATGGTTCGGGCCGTGGCTATTGCTAAAAAAGCCAAGCATAACCTAAAAGGAACCTTATCTTGGAAATAATTATTAGCGATTTCGTTTGGTATAACGCCGGCAATAATGAGGGCTTTCTACCTGTGTGCGGCTTTGCCGATGGTTACGGCTCTGGCGATGGTTCTGGCAAGGACTGTCACTTTGGCGATGGTTTAGGCAATCGCGATGGTGATGGTTACTCCGCCGGTGAGAGTTCTGGTTTTGGCTATGGCGATGGCTATGGTGATAGCTGGGGTGGTGGCGCTTTTGGCTATAGAGATGGCTATGGACATAACGATGGCGATGGCTTTGGCTCCGGCTCCAGCGCTGGATATAGCGATGGATATGGCTATGGCGGTGGTAGTGGCGATGGCGATGGCCTTTCATTATGGAAAGAGTAATTGTTAATTTTCGTGGTACTGGTTTTGGTCTCATTGACGGCTATGGGTCTGGCGAGGGTGACGGCTCGTGCAATCGCTTTGGCTTTGGCGATAGCTATGGCTATGGCAATGGCTTTATTAGCGGCTATGGCTTTGGTGGTGGCTCTGGCGATGGCGATGGCGATGGCTTTGGCGGTGGCGATGGTTCGGGCGATGGCGATGGCTTTGGCGGTGGCGATGGTTCGGGCCGTGGCTATTGCTAAAAAAGCCAAGCATAACCTAAAAGGAACCTTATCTTGGAAAGAGTAATTATTGATTTTTATGGTACTGGTTCTGGCAATGGCTTTATTGGCCGCTATGGCTATGGTTCTGGTGGTGGCTCTGGCGATGGCGATGGCGATGGCGATGGTGATGGCTGGGGTGGTGGCGCTTTTGGCTGTAGAGATGGCTATGAACATAACAATGGCTATGGCTTTGGCTCCGGCTTTGGCGCTGGATATAGCGATGGCAATGGATATGGATCCGGCTCTGGCGATGGTTCTGGCGATGGAATTTCATCATGGAAATAGTAATTGTTGATTTTCATGGTACTGGTTCTGGCAATGGCCATGGCGATGTAGCTGGAGCTGGTTATAACGATGGATATTGCGATGGTTCTGGCAATGGCAATGGCTATGGATATGGCGATGGATGTGGCGAGGGCCGTGGATCGGGTAATGGCTCTGGCGACGGCTATGGCTCTGGATATGGATATAGGTATGGCAATGGCTAAAAAAGCCAAGCATAACCTAAAAGGAACCTCATCTTGGAAATAATTATTAGCGATTTCATTGGGTATAACGCCGGCAATAATAATGGCTTTCTATCAGGGTGCGGCTTTGCCGATGGTTCGGGCCATGGATCCGGTTGCGGGGATGGCTATGGATCTCCTGATCGCTGGGGCCAGGACTGTCACTTTGGCGCTGGTTTAGGCGATGTCGATGGCAACGGTTATTCCGCCGGTCATGGTTCTGGTTTTGGCTATGATTCTGGCAATGGCTTTGGCTTTGGCTCTGGCGATGGCGGTGGCGGTGGCGAAGGTTCGGGTTATGGCTACTAACTCCGATTATGCAACACGTAATTAATTCTCTGTTAACACACACTTTTTGATGCTGGTCTCGCGTATCTTAAATATCTCACGGTCTAAAAGATAACTCAGCGTAACTTTAAACGGAATGGCTTTAACGTATAAAGTGCCAGTAAATATACGCCACTGACCGTCCTTAGGCGTTGTTTTTACCCTATTGTAAATAAGACTTAAAATATGCATTTCCGCTGGCGGAATATGACTGGCTCGGGTCACGGGTTCACTTTTTGAATCGTTCATTGCCTACCTCGGCTGCTATTTTAATATATCTTTCTTTTAGAGCATTGTTTCGCGGATCCTTGTGATGCGCTTTCGCCGCTTCAACTAATTCTTTCTGACCAGAATACTTCTCTTCTTGTTGGCCAGTACCGGTATCCATTCCTGGAACTTGTGAGTTTAATATTTTACTTCGGTGATTCATGGCTTCAGTCATTGCTTCTTTGTCCTTAATGATTTTGTTTAATACGGTTTCTTGCAGTTTCTCAGGATATTGTTTGGAAACGTAATCTGTCAATAAATTTAAATCCTTCTCGCCTATTTCTTTTTTACGTTGTTCTAGTATTTCAAACTGATAGTTAATACGATCTTGCATTTCTTTAGCGGTCTTGAAGAATTGGTCTTGATTGAGACCCGCATTTTTGGCTATTTGCTTCAGCTCTTGGATCTGCTCTTGTCTTAATCCTACATCCGTTGTTTGATAATCGTCGGGTACCGTAGTGAAACTCTGTAACTGTTTCTTTAATTCCTGGTTTTCCGTATAGGTATTTCTTATTTTATTATACCCTTCCTCTAAATCCTCGGGGGATTTGTATTTGCCAGCCCATAACTTCGGCTCAGTCAATGGGAGAGTGGAATTCGTAGAGGGGGGCGACGGGTTCATTGGTGGCGTTGGTTTCTCGGTGCTGATAGTGTCTACTATGCTCATTCGTTGTCCCTTCCATTATAAGTTTAGAGTGATTAAGTGAAGCTTTAATTTGTCGCCAGACCGAACGTCTACCATCTACCCAGGCGAATGAGTGTGATTTTGTAGTATTAGGCTCTTCTAATACTATCGCTTCCAGCATGTTTTTAAGATAAGCTCGTCCAATGTCGTTACTTTCGAACATCAGATAAGTATCATAATCAAACTGATCTATTTTTCCTAGCTTATAAGCTGTCAGGATGTCCATTTTCTTTGCCTGTCATGATAACGGTATTATCTTTTGTTCTAAGGTCTTTAATAGTGAATTCTCTTAAAATGTTTGAGCCGTCATCTAACTCGAATAGCACTTCTTTGTTTAGGTTATATTTTCTGAGGAAATAAATCAAATTGCAAACTTGCATATTAAAATTGTACCTGTGATTGTGCGGGGAAGTTGACTTTACCAGCAGTAGTGCTCGGTTGTGGTAATGCGCCTTGTTGTGCCATTTCGCTTGCGCCTTCAACGTATTGTTGTAACTGCTCTTCTGACACGAATAGATCTGCTGGTAAGTTTAATTTATCTGTTAGGAACTCATTAGCTTTGGCTAAATTGACTGTTGCCATGGCCGCACCTTGCCCAAAAAACTGTTGCTTGATTTGCAGATTTGTTATGAAGTGATTTAAATCGTCTTGCTTCTGTAAGTCGAACAAAGGAGACTGAAAGTCGAATCGCATCTTTTTGGTATTAATCTCACCTATCTCACCTTTCTTTGTAATTAGCCTTCTTTGGGCCAGAATCTTTGCCGCAACCTCGAATATTTGTTTAGGAAGTTCATTAATGAGACGACTAATGTCCGTAGCACTCGTGCGTTGTGCGCGGTTCTCTCGAATAGATACTTCAGTCGCTGATTTGACTGGAGTGTTGATTTCGCCTAAAGGATCTATTTGGAAACCAGTTCGGATCACATCCCTTAAATCTTGTATATGTTTTAATGTGTCAACATAACTGGGCATTTGTAGAGCTTCTAGGGGATTTCTTCCCCCTGGCTTTCTAGCAATCATTGCGCCGGCCCATTGCCTGACGCTATAGGGATTAAAATAAGCGTCGTTATCGTAGAACATGGGAGGGTTTGCTTTGAATGCTTGGTTTTGTCTATCGTAAGCAACTATGCGATTCAAGTCTTGAATGGTTGGTAACAAATCTATACCTATACCTCTCCCATCCGATTCCCCAGGTCTTACCCTGTCTCTATATATGATTACTTGATTATAATTGCGCTCAGTCTCCCATAATGGGGTGAAGGGATCAATATTTAGAACGCCATAGAGGTAGAAGTTGTTTTCGGCCATTTTAATCTGACCATACATCACGATATACATGACGTCCGGTTGTGCAGACAATGTCAGGTAGCCCATGCCGCGATAATCTGGGAAATATTGCATAACTTGTCTACCGGTCATCTTGCATTGATACCAACAGGTATTTAATACATCGTCTGTGCTGTACTCAATATATAGCGCTACAGCGGGAATGCTCCTAAAATAAAGTGGCGTCTCATCATCTATGCTTTCAACCCATATGGCGCCCGTCCCACCAACAAGATCTAGATTGCTAGAACTAACAATTCTGGCGAGGTTAGATTGATTTAAATAAAAAAGGATTCGCTCGTTAACCTCATCCATGATGGGTTTACCGGCGACGATGGCTTCTGGCGAGAACATATTTGGATCTAAGATCATTTTGCCCCATACACGATCTTTCGGCAGTAAAAGAGCGTGCAGGTCATTTGCCCGTTGGTAGGCGGCAAGCATGGCGGTATTGTCCCAAATCTGCACCGTAACTGGTTTGCCATCATCTCGATAGTTCCATTTGACGTTGAATGCGTCACGGTCGGGGATCACGTAGTAATAGAGGTTTTTATATAAAGCAAGCCATCTATCTTTATACATCTTGGTTTCTTGGAATCTTTGATAGAGCTTGTGAAAATCCATTACGAACCTATACTCTTACCTTTACCTAACGATTGCTGCCCTAATGCCTGATCTATAAAGCTTTCTTCGCCACGCGGTTTACCGCTAAAACCGGGTAAACGCGGAATGGCGTTTTGCGCAGATCTATTCTTAACCGTGGCTTGAGGGGTCCAATTTGTGGCACCCTGGCTTTTAATAATGCCGAGCCGCTGTTTATAGAGTGTTTGACGCTTTTCTTCAAGCTCGCTCGCACTCTGTCTCAATTGCGCATTTAGTAATCGATTTGCGTCGTCGGCTGAACTGTCGTCATGATGACCGGCCATGATCGTCTCCAATGGGCTAGAATTGTGAAATTGGCTTTCTCATTGTATTTTAGCAGTTTTTTGTATAGATGGTAGGGAGATTGAGTATAACCGATGTCTATACCGCTTAGGTGGCGTATAAACTCATTGCAACTGCGTACCCACAAGGGAAACCAGCGTACCCGTTTGGGGTGGTCTATGTAGACTGCTATATAAGCTGAAAGGTTGGGTAAATGCTTAATGTTTCTCAATATTCTGTCGGGGCTTTGCGTGGGGACGACATGAAAGTCTATTTCGTCTGTTTTAAGCTCAGTCAAGATGTATTCCTTACCGGTTCTAGTGGTAATGGCATGGCAGTGTAAGAACTCTTTGTTTCTAACCCACCACGTCTGTTTGCCTCGAGCTTTACTGTAAAATAGGAAAATACTAATCATTTAAATCCATCAATAGCCAATCATTTGCGGTGAGATCTCTACTTCTAGGTTCCCAGATTAAAATTTCATCCATATTTTCCTCGAATATTCGGTTATCGTCTGGCAGCATATGCAGCCAATGCGCTGTATGGTCTAAACCGTCACGATTGAGCCAATTCTCTTTTGTGACGCGATAACCGTTTTTTAGGTGTTTTAGAGCAAGACTGAAGTCCATTAATAGAACCAAATCAAGGAGAGTAAAAAAGCGGCGGTACATATTAGCGCGACTGATATCGCAACAGCGTCTGGCCAGCTCATAACCCGTACCCCCTCAAGTTTCCCGCTGTCGTGACTTTAGAGCGCAGTGTATCGTTAACTCTATCAATTTTCTCTCGATTAGCTTTGGGCTGAGGTTTTTGATATTTGTCTAAATGCTCAGCCTGTTGCTCGTTCTGAAAACGTTTCCAGGCAACGGAATTCATTTCTTTGCCTTCAGCTTTTTCTTTGGCTTAGTGTCTTTCTGGCTATACTCATCTTCGCGTTCTTGCTTTTTGAGTTTCATCGTTTCTTTCATAGGTTTGGCGGATTTCATTATGTAATTCCTTGTGGTTGATATTCTTCCCAATCGTCTGCGGTGAGGTCAAAGCCGTCTAACGCATGGTGACTTGTTTCCTCGCTCACATAAAATAGATTATCATCATCTAAATATACTCTAAATTTTTGTTTTGGCCAAAACTTGCAACGCATCTGTTTACCGAGTTTTAGGTGCACTAATGCGTCGCTAAAGTTCATACGGCAGTTTCTGGCGTAGATATTTCTGTGGGTACGACTGCAGATGTAGGTTGTATAGTAGGGATTGCCACGGGTTGTGGCGCTAGTTGCCGTTGGTTTAATAGATGAGCTATAAACCCTGTGACCTTGTCCAGCTCTTGTAGTACCAGTTTCTTTAGGACTTCGTCAATTGTGCCGGGGGGCGTCGCCGCTTGAATGTGCTGAGCTAATTGTGTTACGAGCCCTATCGCTGTTTTAATCGTCGCTTGATTTGCTAATGCGTTTAAGCTCATTTGTTCCACTCCCGTGTTTCTGTGTGTAAAATGTCATGCTGTTCCCACCGTACATCTAATCTGATGTGAGAAATTCTTGATGTGTCCATAAATTCTTTGAGCGAATCGATTGTATTATTGATTGCTTGAGCCGCTGTAGTTTCCTCATGCGATCTGGTTGTGACGGTTTCTAGCGGGGAACGTTGAATCACTGGTTCCATCATTTAACCTTCTTTTTGTTTTTGACATCTTTACGGGTAAAATCTTCTTCCAGTGCCTTGGCTATCTTGTCGCCCATCTTCCTCATGTCTTTGTGTTTGGCGCCATTGTTTTTCTTTTCCTTCATTCCGTCCAGTTCTTTTCTCATTTTCGTTCCCTTTTGTTTGCCTTTAGGCCCTGTGAAATTATATTCTAACATGCCACCTATTACCATGACATATCCAAATCATCAAGATCTGTGGGGGGTAATGGGACCATACAAATGATACCTTGCTGATATTCGGTCCCATCGTCGTCTATCGCTATCACTTCCTTGTAAGCGTCCCCGTCTGTATACCTGGTTTCATATTTCATTTCTTTTTGCCTTTATGCAACTTCTTAAGAGTCTCGGCTAGCCTTGCCTGTTTAGCGGTTGTAGGGTTCTTTGAGTGCTCGGCTTTCTTAATCTTAGCTTCGGGGATTGGTTCGCCGTCTTTCGCGCCTAACTTCTTGCGCAACGCGC